CCAAATTTATCACGAGAATCTAACTGGATTTTCTGCTCCAGATGCAGTGCTTCGTTCTTAGTTTTTGTCGGGATCACTCGGCAGAACAACTGATCTAATCCGATATTATTCCTACGAAGATACCGACCCAGACCATGATAGACACTGTACTTGGGATTATTAAAAGACTGACGAAGTGCGTACATACGACCTACGAAATCACCAGTCTCTCCGACGTATCCATTTAATGGATTACATAAATCATTTCCGAACTGATCGTACTGGTCACGGAGACCGATGATATATGTACAAGAGGTGACTCCCAGAGCATCTCTAACCTTCTGAGCAAGATTACTCTTTTCTGTAGGAGATCTAGATAGGTCATACATCAAATCAATAACTTCGTATCCATTTACCTTGGATTTCCGAACAGACATATCAAAGTTTCCACCACTAGATTTACGAACATCAACGGTGATTTGTTTCCAATTGGTTTTCATATTAGAATTCTGGATTAGTAGTCGATTCAGTGTCACCATTCTGTTCTGATACGATGACCTTAGAATCAACTTTCGTATACAAGTCAGCGAATGCAGCCTTAGTATCTTCATCAAAGCGAGCGATACCACGAGTAATCGCCTTCATCTTATCACCGAAGATAGAGTAGATCTGCACAATGTGACACAGACGACGAGTGGTGATAACCTCATCAACACCGCCATCGGCGAATGTCTTACGGATAATTTCTGCCCATGTGATCAGGTTGTCGCAGAATTCTGTGTCGACTTTGTTGAACTTTTCCATGTGTTTCATGACGATCTTGGACTCGATCCTTGCGGCAGGATATGTCTGTTCGATCGTGTCGATGAATCGTTCCAGGAAAGCGTCATCCAGGATAGTTGCGGCGGTGAACCGACCATCCTCTGAACCCTTGCCTTTGGTGTTCGCAGTAGCGATAATGTTGAAACCCTTAGCAGGCGTGACAACCTCACCCGTCTTCTTCAGAAGCAGACTCTTACCCTCCAGGACTGACTGCAAGCACATCAGTTTATTTGAACCACGATCGATCTCGTCAATCAGTAGGATAGCACCACGACGCATCGCCTTGACGACAGGACCGTAGGAGAATACAGTTTCACCATTGATCAGGCGGAAACCTCCGATCAGGTCGTCCTCGTCGGTCTCAGGAGTGATCTGTACACGAACGTACTCACGTTTGAGTTTGGCGCAAGCCTGTTCCACCATCATAGTCTTGCCGTTACCAGACAGACCAGTAATGAAAGTCGGATAGAATTGTTGCGAACGCACGATCTCTACGATGTCCGTAGAGTTGCCCCAAGGCACATAACATTCATCTTTAGCGGGAACGTATACGTCACCGTCATCAATCGACTTCTGAGTTGATGGCATAGATTCCTTGGATGGTTTGACAGGAACTTCCGCCACTTGGACAGAAGATGCGTCTTTGAGTATATCAAGTTCGAAGGCATACTTACCTCGACCCATCTTATATTTATCATCAAAAAGTTCTTTGAATTTCGACTCGGTATAACCCATGTCACGACCAGTGAAATAAATGTCACCACGAGAGAACACCTCTTTTTCAGGGAAGCGACGTTTTGTCTCAGCAAGAACTGCAGATGCGATATTATTCATAAAAACTCCATGATGTAGTGAGGACCTTTCCTCATTCAATACTGCTAGTATAACAGCGTTTCACCCCGAATGCAAGCGGATAACCCTATCGGGGATAGGGTTTTGTTGTTTTTACACAACAGCCTGAACGAAATTGTCAAGTAATACCCGACTGGTTCGTTTACTTTTCGTAAACTTAGCGAATTCACGTGCGATAGTGGACTTTTTAGCGTCCTCAGCGACCTCAAATTCAGAATCATCAATGCCAATTGAGTTCATTTTTAAGACGATGTAGCGGTCGTATCCTAGAATATTATTGACCGCAGCGCCACCATTTTTACGCATATTTGATTTAATTTCTTGAGTTTCTTTATATGAACCAGAAGTGATTCTATACATTGTATTCTTAAGTGTAGCATTATCACCCAAGAAATATCCGAAATTAATTACATTACATTCTGTCTTAATGTAATTAAGTAATTTCTCAGATAAATCACCAGAAGTATTATATATGCGAACTACTTTAGTTGGAGAAATCTGCAACAAATTGTAATTATTAGCATAAGAAGTTAATCCACTGTTGGCGGTATTAATTACACTGCGATTAGGATCACCATCAGAAAGAACGATATTCATTAATTTCTGAACACCAGTTTCTTTACGGAATTTCTTCAACAGATAACTCAACGCAATTAGCATTTCATTAGTTGGAGTAGAACCGAGTCGGTCGTAGGAATTAAGGATTCCACAACCTGACATGAAAACTGATTTGACTGCATTATCAAATTCACGTTTATTCATTTTGTGTGAGAAGAATTGAATATATCGGAAACCGCCTGGAGCGATTTGTCCTTCATTTAATTCACGTTCTTGTTTATAGTAATCAACATCATTTCCATCGGTGAATCCATACATTTCAAATGGAATGTTAACTCGACGGCAGAATACCGCCAAGTTTAATGCCTGTTTAAATGTGTCTAACAGAACATTACCCATAGAACCAGACATATCTACAGAAATAACCATTCCGTGAGACTTAGCATCTGCAAGAGTCGTGATTCGTTTAAATACATCTTCGCTGAATTTATATTTGTGCAATGCAGTTGTATTCAGAGTTCCTGAATTAGATACTTTAGCACGTGAATATTGATATGCAGCCTTTTTCTGTTCAAATTCTTTTGCCATGTATGAAACTGCTCTATTGGTATCATTCATGAATTTCTTGAACAGTTCATTGACGTGAACAGCATATGCTGCAGCTGGATCTGCGTAAGCATAACGATCAAATTTAAGGTTATATACTCGGTTGACATATACTTGTCTTGGATCAGCATAATATTCTTTATACGGAACCATGGCATTCATCGCCATCTCTTCAGAGAACATTTTAATAATGCCACCACGTTCAGAACTGAGCATCTTAGATTCTGATGCACGTAAGGCATCATCTGTCTTAGATGCTTCCTCATCTTCTTCCTCATCGTCGTCCATAGGACCAGCACTACTCTTCTTGATAGACTCGGACTCCTCCTCAGAATCTTCGTCAATTTCTTCGTACTCAACAGAGTCTGATGATAGATCTAAGTCTTGATCTTCTTCGTCACCAGCATCCTCAGAATCTTCTGGCAGATCATACTGCTGTTGTTTCAACTCTTGTTTGATCTCGTCCTTATTCTCTTTCCAGAACTCCAGAATTTCTTTAGACACAGATACAACATCGTCGAAGGTTTCGCACTTAGCGACTTTATCAATGAACGGCAGTTCCATCTCAGCGAACGGAACGGTCATTGATGCACCGAGTTTGAAGTAGAGGTTGATACGGTCAATCAAGTTCATGGAGAACACATTAGCACTCTTGATCTTGAAGAAATCTTGGTCATACATCCATGAGTATGCACGAGCGAACGTATTGACGATGCCAGGATACTTGGACTTGACCATTCGCTCGATGCGAGCATCTTCTACCACGTTGATGTATGAGCGAGGGATGCCCAAGTCAACGATGGACTGATGCCATCCATCAGCGGGAGTGAACAAAGCGTGACCGACCTCGTGTCCGACAAGCATGTCGTAGACATATGGTTCCACATCCCATAATGGGAGGTTCAGGATACGTTTCTCAACATCAAACCAAGCGGTAGTGCTATTGGTCTGGTTGACTTGAATGTTTTCTGTAGCAAGCAAACGTGCCGTTACAGACTTGACATTGATGTTTATGTTTTGCGACATGGTATTCCTCAATCGATAAGCCTATTATCACACAGATCGGAGGACATTGCAAGCACTATTTTAGTGTTGTTGCACAAATACAACGAGGGTTTATTTAATACCTTTGTAGTACTTGAACAATTTAACATAATATGCGAAAATCCTCGGGTGATGTTCGGGGTCAGGGAAGTTACCATTATAATACTCCCAGAACTCTTTTGCAAGCTTTTCCCAGTCGTTCATGTTGTTTTCATGACACTAAAATTGTTCTGCTTAGTGAATTCAATCTTTGATCTGAATTTACCTTCTAGGATTTCACCCTTATGGGAAATAATGAATACATTAGTTCCTTCGTCTAATGTATTTAGGATTTTCATTAAGTTATCTACACCATCATTATCTAATGAAGAATCAAATGTTTCGTCAAGAACTAATAAATTTGTTGACGCACTATTCTTCATCTTTGCAATTTGACGCCAAGTAAATAATAATGCCAAATCAATACGTTGTTTCTCGCCTTCTGAGAATGAACTATATGTAAAATCATCACGGTGACGTGACCGAATGGTTTCCTCGAAATTCTCATTTAAATTAAATGATACGAAGAAATCCAATACTTGCAAATAATGATTAATTAACTTATTCATTACAGGCAGATATTGTTTAATTACCTTTGTCTTAATTCCAGTATCTTTTAACATTTCTGAAATCACTTCGTGATATGTACGTAAATCAACTAGATTAAGTTTCTCATCCTGTAACATATCCCGATCTATACTAAGTTCTTCTAATTCTGCAGTAGCCTCAGATAAATCACCAGAATTATTTGATAATGCAATAACTTCTTTAGATAACTTATCAATATCCGATTGTAGTAATTTAATTTGAGAATTATTGGTATTGATTTGAGACTGGCTATTAAAGATTTGGGTTTGGAAAGATTCTAAATCAAGGATGTCAGCGGCGACCTGATCCATAGCACTGTTCAGTTCAGTTTGACCAGTCTTTAGTTCTAACGCACGAGCTTTCGCCTCTGCGATCTTAGTGGTCTTGATTTCCTCACCAATCTCCTGAGTACATGTAGGACACGTATCATGCTCTGTGTAGAACTTTGCGTCTGCCACAACTTTCTTGATGTTCTCAGTGATCTGGAAGTTAAAGTTGTTCAACTTAGTTTTCTTGTCATTCAACTTAGTCATCTTCGCAGTGGTTTCTGTCATGTGAGTGTCGATGAACGTACTCAATGAATTGTTCGCGGCTTGTAGTGCAGTGATAGTATCCATCTTCTCAGTCGCAGAAGATTGTTTGGATGCGATCTGCTCGGCGTTGATACTCTCGATGTTCTTGATATGCTTACGTTGCAGATCCATCTTTTCTTTGATCATGTCCAGTTGATGGTTTACGTTAACCATGTCTTCCTTGATCTTGGAAGACCGTTCACGCAGTAGT